TTCGTTAGGTTGATACTTGGATAAAAGTCTTTGTATATTAAACGGTTCTATTAGGTCAAAGTATTCTATTTGAATACTGTTGATATCGACTCTGAGTTTTTCTAGTCTACTTAAATTAAGAGAACTAGAACGTCTGGCTAAACCAACTATATTATAACCGCCAATGGCTTGTAAGTACTTTGCTAAGTATGCACCGTCCTGCCCGGTGATACCTGTTATAAATGCTGTCTTAGTCATTTATTATCACCGTTGGATTTATCATCATACTCTTGCAATACCAGCGGCTTCAAACTGTCAATTCGATCATATTGATGAACTATACAATAAGGAACACCCTGCTCAGTCTTAACAATATGGGCATCTATAATAGGTTGTGTATCCTGATAAGCTTCTAGGTATTTTTTTAAAACTGTAGGGTCCTGCTTGGCCATTATACCAATATCTCCGGCACCCGATTCAATAGCAGATCTAGTGGTACCTAGTTGAATAGCCCAGGAATCTCGGTTAGTGGTGTAATGTAGAAGATCATTATAGGGTTTCTGATTAATTAGGAAGTTATATACTGCTTGATCTACAACAGAAATAGGTCTATTCAAACTCATTTGAAAGATCATCAGTAGCAAATCTTTAACATAATCAAACTGACCGGCAATAGTACCTACGTTATGAATCAAACTATCTTTTAATTTATCGTGTAAAAATGGCCCAAAAGTTTGATATAAATTTTGATTACCCCATGGTTCATCTTTGTACGCTAACCCTTCTGAACTAGCAATTAATTGTTTGTTTATGCAATGCTTACTTAGATATTCGCTTGGATTAGTTTGAAAAACAACGTCTCTGGTATCAGTGACTATAACATATCTATATTTTTCTTTAAGTACATCTAAAAAATTCCAGAGATATATAAATCTTTGTACATGTGGTGCTGTTTGATCAGTTGATCTATAGGTGCCTGTTGTATCCTTTTCACCGTATACAAACGCCGTAACACCAACTGATTGCAATTTTTCCAGAGTTTCTGTGGTTATATTTGTGGCTACTATAACAATATCACCTGTGAAGCCGCAACGTTTAATAGAGTTTACCCAATACTTTAACTCTGACCAGGAATAATTAGCTGCCCCTCCTATAATTAGATCTTTCATAGTAAACCTTATATAAAAGTCTAGTTTACTTTGGTTGGTATATTATGAGCAATTTAAATCGATAAATTTATTAGCACCCATCATGCACATTAATTCTATAACTTTTCTACCACCCGGACTGGCTACAATATCGCCTAGGGTTTTAGCAGTTTTAGAATCATCTCTAACTTTGGCCAGTAGTGGTAGTTTGTTTTTTATCAGTTCAAAATCTTCTTGTGGCCATTTTGGATTATCAAAGTATGCTAATGCCTTGAACCAACGCATGATCAAGTCCGGGTGCTTGTCAATTCTACTGTATGATGCACGAGTAAATCTAATCACACCGTCTTTGATATCCTTTATACCGTCGGCATAATCGTGTATCTTGCCATCCATGTCTAGGCTCATGGTATTGATGGTAAGATCTCTACCGAGTGCATCTTCTTCCCAATCATTCCCGCGAGTAATAGCCATCCTCCCTGCATCATCTACGTCTATCTTGTATGCTATACTGCTAACGTCTACTTTTTCTTTACCAAACACAGCCTTTACTGTACCGTGTTCAATACCACCTGCATCATATTCAATACCTTCCAAATCAAAAATCAGTATTAATTCTGCAGGATCTGCATCGGTAACAAAATCCACGTCGCGCGGTACTTTGCCTAATATAAAGTCTCTGACAGCACCGCCGACTACACGTAGATCGAAACCATACTTTCGTATAGCATTCACAACTGATTGTATCCCAGGTGAAAAAACTCGTTCAAATTCTTTGATATCAATTGTCTGTATGATTTCGTCTTCGAATATGTTCATGAGATATTTATAAACTCACTCGCCAAGTTCCGGGTGTATACATTTGTTCTACGTATAAGCTCCATTCACCGTTTGCCCAAGTATAAATTTTACCACTAAACAAGTTTGTAACAAATTGTGTGGTATTGATGCTGTTATTAGCAGAAAATACAACTATCCAGCCGGAACCTGTGAATTCGATTACGTCGTTTATTTCTGCAGATACGTTACCCCAGATTGAGCTTGATTCACTAGGTTTATTTAATAACAAGTATCTCTGTCCTAATGCTGATGCAGGTAATCCTTGATTTGGTCCCTTAGCTTGTGGGTCAATGATAGCATTAATAGGTGATAAAGTCATGGAAGGTAAACTTTGTGTATCTATTTTCCAAACGACCCTATTTTGATCTATTGGATGTTGACTAAGCCACCCAACAAGATCTTTTGAATTATCTTCAATATCGGATGATTTTATTATTCTCAGTTGGCTCGCATTAGTACCATATACCGAGTAATCATTAAACTTACCGTACGGCTCAAATAATCTCCACCATGCTAAATTACCGCCCGGATATGTAGTAGATTCTAGACCAAGTCCTGCTAGTGGCGTTCCGGCCCCATCTACAAATATGTTATCTCCTCCGGAATTATTAACAAATCTGAGAGAATTGCTATTATACAATTGAATACTATAAGAAGTGTTTGCTAGTAATGTATGCATATTATCGACAAACGTTGATAAATTGCTAGTTGTAACATTTATGTTGATATTGTTATATAAGAATGTAGTACCAGGAACAAGTGTTGGATTAACTGTAGTACTAGTTACAGTTGGTAAACTATCAAGATCTCGCTGATCTCCACTTCTGCTTAATAATCTGATATCATATGTAGAATTTCCGGTGTAATCTAAACTAACACTAAAATCACCAAAAGTTGTTATGCTTCTAGAAAGGAATTCATACTCGTTCCATTCCCAGTCATTTTCATCTTTAGTTCCTTCTATAATATTGGCTACGATTTCATCTATTATATTTTGTCTTTTAACTTTAGCAGGAGGATTAATCCAAATTGGAACTTTGAACATCAATGTTAATACATCTATCGGATTATCAGTTCCTACAGGAATGCTTCTACTAGTCCATGTAATACTATCTTGCATTTCTATATATGATAAGAACGTCCAATCTAACGGATTTGTACTGGTTTGAAAGTCAATGGATGGATTATATAACATAAAGATTTGTTCTATCAACTGTTCTTTCTGGTCAGTGTTACTAGTCCAAATGTCTACTTGCATTGTGAGAGTATATGGGATAGGCATATAACGTTCTACGGTATAACGATTACCAATATCTGATGTATATGCTTGATTTTCACTATCATATAGTCGTTCATTTACTTGAACTTTTTCAACTAATGTCGGGTCTTGTCGACGGTCAGATGACATAGAAATTCCATTCACTATACAAGATATAAATGGAGTGGTTAGTAAAGTATTCTGACTATTACCTTGTACTACAGACTGTGCTATACGGGACGGATCACCATATCTGCATGGTACACGCTGTAATGTTGGACTTGCACCAGTTCCTACATTAACATAAAAGTTACTGAAAGCTCTAATAAATTGTAATCTGTATTGTCTTAATTGACTAGCATAAAAATAATTCATGATGTTTGCTCTTGTTTCAATATTTATAGCCTATAAATATCATCATGAGCACAAGTTACATTTATGTTATCGGAACAGATGAACCACCGTTTAAAGTTGGCATCAGTAAAAACCCAAAGTCGCGTCTAAAAAGTTTACAAACAGGCTTCCCCCATAAACTTAAAATACACGTTATGAAGCCAACTGAGGCTGTTAAAACAAAAATGCTAGAAACTATAATACATCGTAATATTGATCGCTATAAGACACACGGTGAATGGTTTAATTTGGATTTAGAAACGATTTTACTAGAAATAGACTATGCTCTTATACGGTATGAGGACGACCCAATGTTAAATTTTCTAGCAAAAGATCAAGTGTTGTTTACTAGATTTAGATAATATCTGGATCAATTTTTGGTTTTATTGCTTTACGTAGATTTTGTTGCTCACCGATGGTTGTTTTATCATCAAGTGTTGTAATATTGGTATTGTTGATAAATGTTTCAAGCACACGATTAGCAGGTGACCAACTTGCTCTATAATTGATTTCAGTTCTCACCCACTTGTTTGCTTCTCTTTTAAACAATAGATTTGGACTGTAGTCTGTTCTTAAGAACCAATCCCCTATTTCTGGATTGATAGGAAAAGTAATACCATTTGCAACTGGCTTGCTTTGATTTGGAGGAATACCATCACCTGCCCAAATGGTTACAGGTTTATCTAAGTCCCCTTGTAGTACATAATAGTGTGCGCCCTGTAAGTTTCTAAACGGAACTTCTGCTTCTGCTTCTGTTAATATAGCATCATTGAGTGCAATTTCAGCATTATAAGTGCTTAGTATATCAGTCAATGATAGATTAGTGCCACTTCCGTCTGGATTTGGTATAGGATCGCCACTGGCGTCAGTAGCAGGCTTGCTGAGGATATCTTTAAACTCTTGTGCATCTGTAAGAGGTGAACATTTGACACGCCACATATGGGGCCACCAAGTTGGACTATATCCTTCTGCTGGACGAGTACCCTCATCTACTACATAAAATTTACTGATAGCATAAGGTAATCCGGTGACTTGATCATCGCGTTGGTGTAGCAATTCTATAACATCGCCGCTGTTGATACGTCTACCTAATGCTTCTACCATTTGATTCAAATGAAATGTGATAAAGATAGTATCGTTAGATAAAAATAAACCAAATTGTCTTAGATCAAATTCAGTGTCACTTACTTGATAATGACCTTTAAGGCTATAAACATCGAGGTCATATTTACGATCCCTGATTTCCATATTAAGCGGATCCTGAATAGTAAGATCAGTAGTACCGTCTACACCTACATTTACGCCGCCTGCTATAACATTACCAGCATTTGCAGGACCCAAGTACATGTGAATCCAAAACTCAGTACCACCTACACGATACTGCTCTCCAACAATTCTATCGATGAGTTTGTAATCGTTAGTCTTAACATTGGGACCCTTCCAAAGTGTTAACGGTGGCATACTAAGTTACTCCATAATTTGTATTATTTATAGATAAAATTTTGGTTGACAACGAGTATAGGTATGCTACTATGCATATGTTAGCTGTTTGACATGGAGAATTGCATGATCAATGACATACATGATGTTAATACAGTTGTATACAATCAACGACGTTTACAATCACTGAGCAAAGCTACTAGAATTGACTTTTATGCTAACGCTATTGCCGATAACAATGCACGTAGCTTGTTTGTAAACGGTAATCGTCCAAATGTAAACGACGTTCCGAAAGAAAATTTTGAAGAGCTTGTTAGCTATGATAGCGTAAACACCCAAGCATACCCTGTATTAGTATACCTAAACGGTACACAAATGGTTGGATGGTATGACATTGAAAACATGTACGGCTACATTACAAAACACCACAAGTAAACATATGTAAACATAGCGGAAACGGTTGACAAAACTGCCGTTTCCGCTATACTCATATGTATAAAGGAGACTGTTCATGGCTACTGTATTGGCTAAATCTACTAAAGATTACGGAGTTGATTTCTCCGAAATTTCAGCATCCAACGAACGTCATATTCGCAATTGGCAGTGGGGCATGGATACTGCTAGACTTGATATTGATAATGCTACACTAAAACGTGAGTTTCTAGTTTGGGCAGAAGTTAATGAACTTGAAGGTGTTGAACACTTTGCAGCTCTTCCAGAACATCGATTTTTAACCATTGGGCGTATGGCATGGTTAATGAATAACGGTGCTGAGATTCCAGAAAACAGTGCTGCTTTTCTATACAAGCAAATCGAACAGCTAAAAACTCTAGCACCAGAAGCGGTCGAAGCCAAAGAAGATGACGGAAACATACCGCTAACAAATGATGCTCGCAAGATCATACAGTATGTAAACTTGTACAGCTATATTGATGCTGTTGTTGTTAAACATGTCGACGAGTTAGATCAAATTGAAGAGTTAGTACACACCCGCATCAAAGACTTTGCACCACCAATGGCTCAGTTGCGCAAATTGTTTGCACACTACAAAGAGAACCTGGATGATGCACTAAACGAGCGCGAAAATGAGTTAGTATTGGCTACTATTGAACCATTAGCTACAGTTGTTAATGTACTAGCTGCTTGTACTGGTAATGCCAAAGCCATTGCTGCTGTAAAGAAGAAAGTTGGTAATCGAGCTGCAAAAGCTGCTAGCAAAGCGTCTGTTAAGATTGTAGATGCAGATACTAATATTGTTGGATTAAGTCCAGTATTGCTGGTTGGTAATAATGCAGCCCTTGTGTATAATACCAAAAATCGCAAAGCCATGCTGTATGTAGCCAAAGATGGTGAGACGTTAAGTGTTAAAGGCACCTACATCACTGGATATGATGAGCAAGCAAGTTTTGGTAAAACACTACGTAAACCAAAAGAGCAGTTTACTAAGATACTTGCCGGTGTTGTCAATGTTAAGAGACTTACACAAGTACTCGGCGATTATATAGCCGGTAAGCGACACGACTTAAACGGTAAGTTGAATAAAGAAACACTGATTATCAAAGTGTTCAAGTAAACCCATCAAGTCATTGGTAAATACTAAAAAAGGTATTTGCCAATGACACCGTTACGACAGAAAATAATAGATGAAGTCCGCCTGATGATGGGCGGCGGTATGGTTGATATCGAACTAGATCCAGAACATTATCAAAATGCTCTGAACTTATCATTTGATAGATACAGACAGCGTAGTGGTGCTAGTAGTGAAGAAGCTTATATGTTTCTTAATCTAATATATGAGCAAACTGATTATACTCTGCCAGACGAAGTTGTTAGTGTTAGACAGATATTCCGTAGAGGTCTTGGTGAGACCACAGGTGGTACACAGTTAGATCCATTCTCATTAGCATACACTAACTTGTATCTATTACAAGCAGGTGCAGGTGGCGGATATACCGCAGGATTGCTGACTTTTGAGTTGTTTTATCAATACCTTAAGCAAGCTGGTCGTATGTTTGGTCGTGATATTAATTATACGTTTGATCCAGTAACACATAAACTCAGTATCATACGCAAGCCAACCGGCGACGAAGCTATACTATTATGGGTGTACAAGTATAAATCAGATGATCATATACTATCAGATCCATTTTCTCGTCCTTGGATAAGAGATTACACATTAGCATGGTGTAAAATGCAGCTTGGTGAGGCCTATAGTAAATTTAATACCGTAATCGGTCCACAAGGTGGAACAACCCTCAAGGGTGACGCTCTTAAGAACGAAGCTAAAGAGATTATGGATCGATTAGAGAAAGAAATAGACCTTTATATTGATTCGGCGATGCCACTTGGAATTATTATTGGTTGATTTTATAATATAGACATGTTAAGTCATAAATTAGTAGATTTTTGTGTAGAACTGTCAAAAAAGGAAAGATTACATTGGACAAATCTTCTTAAAAGCCAGTTTGCCAATGAAATAGAGGAAATTAAATCTAATATTGGTGCAAACAGCCCGAGACAGCTCATTTATCACATAATTAATAATTTGTATGAAATACCCACATGCAAATGTGGAAACCGTGTAAAATGGGACAAAACTAGACTGCGTTATTCATCTTATTGTTCTATAAAATGTGCAGCAATATATACGCAATCTCAAAGAATCGCTACAAATTTAAATAAATATGGTTGTGAGAATTATGCGCAAAGTGAGGAATTTATAAAAAAATCTAAAAGTACTTTTATAAAAAAATATGGAGTAGACAATCCCAGTAAATCAGTAGAAATTCAATTAAAAAAATTAGATACCAATAGAAAAAAATACGGTGTTGACAACCATAGTCAAATTCATTTAAGTCAAAATACACAAGAAATCATAACAGACAAAGAAAAATTTATTAATTTTGCAAAAGGGAAAACAGCTTCTCAGGTAGCAGACCAATTGGGTTTAACCTATTCCGGTGCAATTAAAGTTTCGCAAAAATTTGAATTAAATGATTTTTATGAAAAATCTACTAGAAGTTATTATGAAGAACGAATAAGTGATTTATTAAAAACTTTGGGTGTTACTTTTGTGTGCAACAGTAAGTCCATTATCAGTCCGTATCAACTTGATTTTTATATTCCGAAATTTTGTTTGGCAATTGAAGTAGGCAGTATGTATTTTCATTGCCAAAAATCTCACAATAAGGATAGAAATTATCATAAAATTAAATGGGAATTATGTCAAGAAAAAGGTATAACACTTTTACAGTATTTTGACGATGATATTTTACAAAAATGGTGTATTATCGAATCAAAAATAAAAAGACTATGTGAAAATTCTGTCCATATTATAGGAGCTAGAAAATTAACAGTTGATCAAAAAATTACAACAGATGAGGAAAGAAACTTTCTTGATAAATTTCACTTGCAGGGATTCAATTACAATAGAACAATTGTTTATGGTGCAAGATATAACACAGAATTAGTTGGAATTTTGAGTATTAAGCAAAATAAACAACATGTTGAAATAGTGAGATATGCTACAAACACCAATTTCAGTTTCCCCGGATTGTTTTCTAAACTGTTGAAAAGATTTATATCCGACCATAATTATAAAGGTAAAATAATCAGCTTCAGTGACAATCGACACAGTAACGGTCAATTATATAAATCTTGCGGATTTGTATTAGATTCTATTACTAAACCTGGGTATTGTTATACCAAAAATTATCTTGTTAAAGAGAATAGATTAAGGTTTCAAAAACATTTGTTATCAAAAAAATTCAATCTTTCGGAGGAATATGTCAAGAATCATTCCGAATGGGAAATAATGCAAAAACAAGGATATGATAGAATGTGGGATGCCGGTCAATCGAAATGGATTCTAAATATCAATTGACTATTATTCACATGATGTTACTCTTAATCACAATGATTGGAGTAAAAGTGGATAGAGATCTAGCAGTTTACGTGCTGGTGCGGAATGATCTGCCCAGTATGAATCCCGGTAAAGCTATGGCTCAGGTGCATCATGCTGGTGTTCAGATGATAGTCAAGTATGGTAACGAAAAGCTGGTTAAAGACTACTTCGAGCTTGGAGTTGAGCAGGGTGCTGACAGTTTTAATACCACACTGGTACTGAGTGCATCTCTGACGCAGATTGAAACAGCAATTAGTGTTGCTACAATGTGCAAAGCAATCTGTAACACGGTGCTAGATCCCAGCTATCCATTCTTTGTAGAACCTGAACTAGCACCATTTGTAGAAAAAGATACAACTGTGACTAGAGTTGGACCTGCAGGTAATCGAGAACTGTTTGTACGTCCGGAAGTTACATGCGGGTGGATTCTAATGGACCGAAATGATCCAATTATGCGTAGTATTGTTGCTGCTATGCCTTTGTATCCTTAGCATATAACGATTTGATAGCTGCTTTACCATTATCAGCTAGTTCTCTACTGCCAATACCAGCATATACACCATATGGACGAGGAGGCTTATCTATCATCTTCCATACTCTATTCCATTGATACCATTTGCTGGTTATTTGATCAAACATGTACAACTCGCACTGATCAAACGGTTCTTGATCGTATAGGAAACGATCTGCATATGACTGAACCGCCCAGGCAGTCCCGCCTTTAACTCGCATCATGCTTGCATCATTAGTAAAACTTGAAACAGCATATACACGTTGACTCCATTTTATTTGATAGTAATCTCTTCGAATCAAGTTAGTAGAGTATTCGTCGTCAGCAGGAAATGTTCTGATGAGGCTTTTATTGGCTCTGATGAGGTATGGATCTGCTGTGGTCAAATGTTCTGATGTTAGAGCATATAGATTAGACTTCAATTTTGTTGTATGACCTTTAAAAGACCAATGAACAATTTGATGTTTGGCTTTGGCCGCTGCTTTACCAAATTCAGAGTCAGCACCCGCAGCAGCGCCGCTGATCAATATGTTAGATGCAGTTATATTAATTTCTCCAAACATTGATCTGTTACCTTGTATAAATCTTTGATTGTTTTATCATTGTGTATGGTTGCATCAATCGGTGCACCAATCCACGCCCACTCGCTCAAATGAATATTTTCGTATTTTTTAGTCATATCATAACCGAGTTGTTTGTTTTGATCCATAGCAGCATCGTACCATTCTGGTAATTCTGTTTTTCTAACCCAGACAATTTTTCCGCCTAGCTCTCTGAGTAGATTAATTTCATTTGGAAATCTAACATCTGTAATAACTATGTTCTTTTTTTGATCGTGAATTTGTTTTTCAACACTCCAAATCCAAATGTTAGTATTAAAGTGCATACGCATAACATCGGTACCAATATATTGTAGAACCCATCGCGGAGTAACGGGTCTGCCCATTTTCTTACTCCACCACGGATCAACTTGCTCACGCCATTCTCTACTTTCAACGGTATCACCTTCTAGTAAATCTCTAGGCCAACGAAAAATAGCAGAAACTGCATCTTTTAATGTTTTAGCAAAACTAGTTTCTATAAAATCATGTTTATCTACAAGATATTGTCCAACAGTACCTTTACCGCTTCCGATAAATCCAACAATTCCGATAATATTCATTTAGTCAACCCTTAGATTTAATTTATACAATACTATCACTACTATCTGATTATCAACATTAACTTATAGGTTAACTGAGAAAAACGGTATATTAATAGAGTTATGTATAAATAATCTAGCATACATTTTATTAGATTGAGAGGTATAGGTATGGTTACATTAGTATCCCCAGGTGTAAGCGTAACAGTCACTGATGAGAGCTTTTATGCCACAGCAGGCACAGGCACTGTTCCATTAATTGTTATTGCAACTGCAGAAAATAAATTTCAACCAGGTAGTTCAACTGCTATTGCTAGCGGTACAATAAAGTCCAATGCTGGATCTTTATATCTTGCTACTAGTCAGAGAGATGCACTTCAAACATTTGGTACTCCAAATTTTTACAGTGTAGCAGGAACTCCGCAATATGACAACGAATTAAACGAGTTAGGATTATTTGCTCTTTATCAATATTTAGGTGTTGCTAATAGTGCATATGTAATAAGAGCAGATGTTGATCTAGCACAACTTGCTCCTAGTAGTAATGCCCCAACAAGCTCAGCAACTGCTGGTACTTATTGGCTTGATACCAATAATACATCATGGGGTATATTTAAGAGCAACGGAAATCCAGACACATCTTACACATGGCAGTCGTCTACCCCGTTGGTAATCACAGACAAGGCTAACTTAGAAACTATAGTACAAGGTCAAATTGCAATTCCAGTTATTGATCCAACTGCTAGTTTAATTAGCGTTACAAATGTTCTAACTATTAATGGTACATCTGTGTCACTCACAGCAGGTGATAGTATTACATCAGTTGTTAACAAAATCAATAGTGTTCCTGCACTAAACAGTGCAGGAATTATAGCAGTTGTGTATGCAAGAAGCGGTAAGTTTTATGCAGACGGAACTACATTAAATGGCATGATGTACGGTGACATGTTCAATATCAGAATAGTATCGTCAAACCCAGATATAGTGATAAACTTATCTGGTAGTAATTCAACTATTCTTGATGATTTAGGATTTGCGTCATCAACTCCGACTAATTACACATTACCTGCATCAAGCTTCGGAAAAGAGGGTGATTTTGCAGTTGATACTATCACAGTTGATTCAGTCGAAGGTGTAATAAAGAATGGCATTTGGCAAAAAATATCACAAGTAACTGCTAGTGCTACTACTAGTTGGTGGTTCAAAGTAGGTAGTGTTAATTCAAGTTATCCAGGATGGGCTTGGAGGGAAGCTGTACCTCGTGTAATCACAGGTAGTGTTCCAAATCCAACATTTACAGCAGGTGAAAGTATAAGTTTTGTATCTGATTATGGTACTGAGTATCAAGTAACAGTTCCAGCAGGCGGAACACTTGATGGATTCATTGGTGCATTAAACACAGTATTTAATTCTTATGATTTTAATATAATAGCCAAGAAAAGTACATCAGGTAATAACAATTACCTACAGTTAATTAACTATGACAGTACTGATTTATGGTTACATGATAATAGCGATCACACAGGTGGTCAACATCCATTTGCAGATGCTGGTATATCAACATCACAAACATACTTTGGGTCAATTACTGGTACAGTAGCTAATCCAACATTTAACAGCCCAACAATGGTTACAGCAAGTGCTCTTGTAGCTGCACCTGGCACAGGATATGCAGTTACCGATTCACTTACAGTTGTAGGCGGCACTTCTAGTTCTAATACAGTATTAACTGTTACCAGCATAACTGCTGTTACTGCCGGAATTCAGTCAGCTGGATCTGGATACAGCCCAAGAGATACTATAACAATTTCTGGTGCAGGATATATTTCACCAGTGATATTAAGAGTCGAAACTGTATCAGCAGGAGGTGTAATAACTGCTGTTAGTATACTACAAGCAGGACAGTTTAATACTACTGCTCCGACTAACCCTTTAACAGGTTCGACAAGTGGCAGCGGAAGTCTTGCAAGCTTTAATTTAACCTGGGGTGTTGGTACTGTTTCTATTGCTACTGCTGGTAGTTACAGTGCATTTCCACCAAACCCTGTTGCAGTAACAGGCGGGTCTGGTAGCAATGCTACATTTAATTTAACTAAAGGTTATACAGCTAGTGACGTATTCAGTATTGATTTGGGTACTGGATCAGCTGTTGATATTAATGTACCTAGTACAACACTATCTGATTTGGTAGCAGAAATTAATAATGCTTTTCCGGCATTTACAAATGTTGGATTGAGTGTTGCAAGTATAGTTACAAATGGCTCAAATCATTATTTAAAGATTTCGAATCCAAATGGAACTAACTTTACACTAAAAGATATAAGCGGAACACCATTAAATACAGCTGGTATACAGGTTGGTTATACATTTGGAAGAAAGCTTATATATCAAGGTTATAGCCCAGCATTAACAGTTCCTAATACAGCATCTGATCAAGCTGTTGACAATATATGGATCAACACTACTACACAAAATAGAGGTGTTTCATTTGTTGTTAAACAGTATCAAAGTGGTAAATGGGTAGCACTAAACACCACGCCGAGCACTGGTGTTATACCTGTTTACAGCAGTACAGCTTATGCAGATAGCGGATTTGGTGCAGCTAAGGGTATTGGTAGTGTGTTCATGATGTACAACAGTGACAGTGATACACCACCAGAAGCCAATCAGGTATTAATGGTGTGGAACGGTGCTAGTTGGGTTTCACTGGTCTATACACCAAGTTTAACTGCACCAGTTGGGCCACCAGCAGCAGGTACATATTGGTACAACACTAATCTGCAAGTTGATATTATGGTAAGTAATGGTCAAGTATGGCACGGATACTTAAACGCATATCCCGGTACAGATCCAAACGGTCCTATATTAAACAGCGGATCTCCACTTACACAAAGTGACGGGACACCTTTAGCAGATTATGATATTTGGATTGATACAAGTGATCTTGAAAATTATCCAAAAATTCATCGTTATAGTCTTTCTACAGCTTCTTGGATATTAATAGATAACACAGATCATTCTAGTTCTGCTGGTATTCTATTCACTGACGCTCGTAGTACAGCAGATGGTACTAAAAATGGTCCAGCTACTCCTGCTGCAATGGCTAAGAGTAATTATGTTGACTCGGATGCCCCAAACGCAGAACTATATCCGCGAGGACTATTATTGTTTAACACTAGATATAGCACTAATAATGTTAAGGTATGGACACCGGGTCATTTACCGACAGCAGTCTATCCAGATTGTTGGGTAACCGCAAGTGGTAATAAACCAGATGGTACACCATACATGGGACATTGGGCACAACGTAGTATCATTGTTGCAGCATTAAAGTCGGTAATAGCAAGTAATCAAGATGCAAGAGCTGAACAAGCTTACTTTAATCTTATGGCATGTCCGGGATATACAGAAACAATTAGCGACATGGTATCCCTAAATGCAGATAAGAGTGACATTGCATTTGTTATTAGTGATACTCCTGCAAGACTTACTCCGGATGGAACTAGCATACAAGCTTGGGCAACCAATCAAAACGGTGTTTTACTTGACGGACCTGATGGATTGGTAACTCACAGTGAATATGCAGCAGTTTACTATCCGTGGGCACTTGCCACTAACTTAGATGGTAGTTCAGTATTTGTTCCACCTAGTGTAATGGCCTTAAATACTTATGCTTATAACGATCAAGTTGCTTATCCGTGGTTCGCTCCTGCAGGATTTAATCGTGGGTTGGTTTCAAATGTTAACAGTGTTGGTTACTTAACATCACAAAATGTATTCCAGTTTACTCAGTTAAACCAGGGACAGCGTGATGTAATGTATACTAATGATATTAATCCTGTTGCATATATTCCAAACAGAGGATTAGTAATATACGGTCAAAAGACATTATCACCTGTTGTTAGCGCAATGGACCGCGTAAATGTTGCAAGACTCGTAAATTATCTAAATTATCAATTAGATAACCTTGCAAAACCATTCTTGTTTGAACCAAATGATACTCAGACTCGTAGTGCAGTGACTACTACATTTACTGGATTTATGGGAACACTAGTTGGTTTACGTGCAATATACGATTTTGCAGTTGTTTGTGATACAAGCAATAATAGTCCAACTGTCATTGATCAAAATCAATTATGGATTGACATAGCAATTAAACCAGAAAAGGCAATAGAGTTTATCTATATACCGATTCGATTGCTTAACACCGGCGATCCAATGCCGGGTGCTTTGTCAGGAAACGCAACAGCTTAATAACAAAAAATAATAATAGCGGGACTTCAAACTCCCGCTATTTCCTTGACCAAATCCATTTATCGTGGCCGCAATCCCAGATACGTTTAAAACCTCTTTCTTGCATTATTTCTCGTTCAGTTTTATTGAAATCAAACCCTTCCTTTATTAACTGATCTTTACGATATTTGTATCGGTGATGTCGTTTGTTGCCCTCTATATACCAATAATTTGGTGTAGTGGTTCCTTGTTTAATAAATCCTAATCGTTCATATACAGTTCCAGTATTCCATCTGCAATCGCTATAACTGATAATAGATTCGGGATCATGTGATTTAATAAATGCTGAAAATAATTTACCAGCCGCACCCGGGATATGCCCATTAACACTAAATCTAGTGAGTTCCCAATTTCCGTCTTTTGCACGTTGACCTTTAGCACGACTAAGTGGTGCAAAATCCATTACAGCAACAATATCATTTTGATATATTAATGCATATGCTACTGTACCAGTACCCCTGCCTTGTATATGATATTTCTCGTAGAATAACTTAGCAACAGATGATTGAATTGACTCTACAATACATTTTCTAGCTGATATCTTAGATGGTTGTTGATTTAATTTTAATATATGTCGTAATCTTGTTTTAACAATATTTTGCTTGTAAAGCCATTCATCTTCAAATATCTGAATTAATCTAATACCTTGTTCTGCACATTTATTATGTTTAGTAGAATGGTACCATTTAGATTTACCAATTTCTTCACTATGCCAATATAACCCATTATATTCTATTCCTAATTTTAGACGTGGTATTAAAATATCTATTTCAAATCCATTTTTTAAGATAGATTTATCTTGATATATGATTTCATGGTCAATTATAGAACTAATCCATTCTCGCAATGCTACTTTATCTTGACTCACTGATTTTGTCTCAAAACAATAGTCACATAATTCTGGATTTAAAATACTGCTTTTATGTCTAGTAAATGAATGACTACACAGTACATGAGTTAATTTTATATATTGATCATTTATAGGTTCAGAAACGTATCCAACCTGTGACCAGTTCAATGACCTCTTTTCAGAAGTTTTAGCTCTAAGCTTACTAAAATATCCATTATCAATTTTGGTTTGTAAAAATAACTTGTGCTCGTTCTTTTAATTCATTGGAGTGTTCTTTAGCATATGCTTTTACTGAATTAGATATTTTGCTTTTACTATCATCGGATAAAGTTGATCCTTTTCTTGGGTGATTATCATTTATGCGATAATTTTCTTCTCGTTTTATCATAGCCTCTTTAATTGTTTGTAGAACTGTTGGATCAGATACTTTCTTACCCTTATTATGAGGAGTTTTACTATGATTTTTATTACTAATTAATTGTTTAGCATTATCGCTATGAGTTTTACCAAACATTGGATTATTTGTGCCGCTAACTCGATTACTACGTTCTACTCTATATTCCGGAGAAGATAGACTATTTTTACCAAATTGTGCTTTATACTCAATGGTGGTAATATTGTGCTTGTATTTCAAATGTTTATTATTGA